TAACTTTATAGCTGTAGATAGTGAAAATAGAATCATGTTTTATTGTTTTAGATTTTAACGAGTCCTTATAAGCGATTATTGTATCGTTATAGGACTTATATAATTTGTTGATGGTATCTGCTTGACCTATGGTCATTATAACAACAGAATCACCTTTAATCTTTTTTGTGATGGGATATTGGGAGTAACTTGAAACTGATAGCAGTATCATTACTAACACTATCCAAAGTCTGCTTAACTTCATTTAGTTCGGTTTTTAGTGTGCTTATCTCTTGCTTAATCTCAGCAAACTTGCTAACGGTAGACGTTACTATTGCTTCTTTAGCTTCATCTGCCTTAACTTGAACAGCTTTGTTTTTAGTCAAGGTCTGGTTAAAATCATTCATGAACTGCTCAAACTCCTTATCCTCAGTAATCTTGTTGTCCTCTTTTTTAGCTGTCACATTAATCGTTGTCGCTGTAACGGTTAGAAACCCAAAAATTAAAAGAATTGATTTCATGGCCTATTATTTAACAGATGATTTAATAGCACCCATTGCATCAAGAGTCTCTAACTTAGTAGTCGTTGAACTTAGGGCTGTCTTACACTCGATTAACGCTTGTGTTTTCAAGCTATCTTTATACTCAAGATTAGTAATCCTTGCGTCTTGAGAGTTGATTTGATTGTTGAAATTGCCTCTAATGTCTACATAAAGGACAGTTATACCGATGATAACTAAAAACATAGTGCCCTTAATTGGGTCTTTACTAAATTGGGAAAAACTAATCGGTAGAGGATTAGCACTTACATTAACGTCTTTCTTTGGAGCCATGTTACTTTTTACCTATTTTAAAATATAAGCTACCAGAGTAACTCATATTATTATTTTTATTAATATTAAGATTAAGGCCTATTAGAGCCTTATTTTTGGCATTTAGCATCAAACCAGGACTTAGTACTTCTAAGCCATTAGATTGGCTAAAATCGCCTCTTATGCCGTAATAAAGCCTATATTTAGCTTTCTCTGCATAAAACTCCTTAACATAGATAGTTTTTTCGGTAATCTTGGACTCAAAAGACCTTGATTTGATACTATTTTGGCTGATGGTATCATTAATCACAAAGATATTAGAATCTTGTTTAATAGTGTCAGAATAAGCCCTGCTTAGGTTATAATCGTACATGATAAAAGCTGTGTCATGAATAGTGGTCGTATCAACATCTATAATGACAAAAGGAATCGAATCTCCCTTTATGTACGTTTTTCTGTACGTTTTTATGTACAAAGTATCATGAACCTCCTTAATTTTATTGTAGTTACTCATATCAGTAAAGTCAGCCTTTTTATCGGTCTTATGACATGATTCATAGGCAAATACGCCTAAGAAAAAGAATCCAATTATAAGTATATAGTCTCTAAGATGTTGCATAGTTTATTGATTTGCACATAATCCAGTTGGAGTTATTGTACCAGTTCCACTTGTTATTGATATTTGAGGTAATCCTCCACTTATTTGAGCACATTGATAGAATGAACCAGGCCCACTTAATCCTATTGCATAAGTTTGTCCAGTATCACAATCATTATATTCTACTACGCCACCTCCAGGACTTGTAATAGTAACATAATACCTACCACAATTACTTGGATTACTAAAGCTATAAGGCCCTATTCCTTGAATTGACACAGAATATGTTGCAACTCCTTCTACTGGGCCATTAAGAGTCAAAGAAGTAATATAGCCGAAACCATACACTTGATTTACAGATGTAGTGCCTATGTAGAATCTAACAGTTATTTTAGTTCTATTAAGATGTGCGTCTAACATATCCTTATAATCATAATTGCCGATAGAAATTAAACCATCACAAGTGAGATTCCATTCAGATATATCATTCTTAAACTGTCTAAACCAATCTGAGGTATAAGATGTTACATCTATTTGACTTACGCTAACATCAAAAGCACAGTTTGTAGAAGCAGCAAAAGGAGAATAAGAACCTCCTGCTTCACGATATGATAATATTAAATTTGTTCCTAAGATTGCCATGGTATAATTTTTAAGATATTGTATATCTACCGCTTCCTTGTAGCGTTATTCTATAAGTTGCTGCATTTTCAATAGGCCCAGTTGTGTTTATAGACTGTATATTAGCTGTTCCGCTAATTATATAAGTAGGAGATGTTCCAATACTAAACTTAATTGTAATTGGAGTCCTCGCTAATTGAGCATCTAACATTAACTTTAACTCGTAATCACCATTTGCTACAAATCCATCACAATTAACTGTCCATGTTGATAGATTAGGTAAAGAGTCAGTAAACCACGCAGAATATGATGATGCAAAAGGAGTTAAATCGGTAGAAGCATCAAAAGAGCAGTTTGTGGCTGCTCCAAATGGTATATTAGTTGAACCATTAAAATAATATAGAATAACATTAGTACCTAAAATAGCCATAGTTTATTTTTTATTCATACTTAATACTTTCAAAAGAAGCATTATCTGTATTACTGATTTCTAATAATTGTACACTTGTAACTTGATTTATAGATGGTATAACAGTTAATCTATTAGCCATAAATATTTTATCACTATAAGATAGGTTACCAGGACTGCTATCGCTTATAGCATATTTAGCTTGTAAATAAGCACCAACGCCATCTGGACTTTTTAATTCACCAAAATCACCTTCTAATGTAGCCATATTCTTATTAAAGATATTAGAATATACTCTACATATTAATCTATTTAAACTGCTAAATACACCAGCCTTACCATATCTATACCATTCAGTTAATTTAACCTCACTACTATTATATAAAGTTCCTATAATATTTGGCTTATTTGTTTCTGGATAAATAGAACCATAAGGCACATCTATTACCTTTTCTAAAGCTAAGTTAGAACCTAATGTTCTTTTAATTTTAACTGATGAATAAATATCAGAATTTTGTCTTAATCTAAAGTTCCTAAATTTAAAGTAACTATAATTTAAGTCTAATAAGAACCCAACCTTTACATGACCAAACATATAAGTTCCAGTTCCAGCAGCAGTAATACCCAAAGGAATGGTTAAGCTATATGGATTTCTTGGACTTGCAAATCTTCCTTCTGTATTATATTCTGGAAGTTCTATATAAGATGTTGCTGTAGTCCATGTATTATCACTTTTTAAATAATAAGCAGTTCCAGAAACATAAACAATTACATACATTTTACATCTTGCAGGGTTTCCGTAACCAGGAAAAGGCCCAACATAATATAAGTCATAATCAAATGATAAAGTTGCCGCTTGGTTAATCATATATGGCAAAAATGCGGTACTACCAGCACTACCATTCATTTCGAATTGTACAGTTCCCCCTCCTGCTGCACTTGTACCAGCTTGTAGTCTTATATCATTATAAACGTCATCATCTAAGTTAATAATTTGCAAAAACCCAGCACCAGTTGTTGTCAATGTAAATCCAGTAGGAGCTGTTGATGTAGTTGTATATTGTTTAAAATCTCCATTGTTTATATAGTTATCAACAAACTTAAAATCGGTATTAACCGTTAATCTTGAATAACCCTTTCTTATAATTTTGGTTTGTGAGTTATTTATAAAGTGAACTTGGCCTGGTGCATAAGGATAAATCACAATAGGAGTAAATAAAGAAACATATCCTATTAATGTTGGAGTTGAACCAACTTGATATTTAGTACAATAAAGATTAGTTCCAGCTAATTCACTTATTGGCAATATATACCAAATGCCTTCATATTGAAATAGTCTTGAGCCAAATGATTTAACAATATTATCTAAAATAGTATAGTAATCTAAACCTACAAAGTCTCTTCTATATTGATAAGTTTGAGTTAATGGTTCATTTGTATTTGCTACACCTCTATCTGACATACCATTAGCAAAGTAAGATATACAAGAGTAAAAATAAGTTGTTGTTGGGAAAGCAATATTATTTAAACAGATATTTACTACGTCTAATAATGATGTTAGCTGATTTGTATTACCATTTAAAGAGGTATAATTAGTATATTTTAAATATGATAAAGCATCCACACAAACAAATCTTGCTTCTAAATTACCAGTAGAAAATGGTATTTCAATATAGTCATTAAAAATAAACCCTCTCCATTTAAGCAATTCTCCACCTATTCCATTAGTATATACTAATTCAACATAATATTTTCTATCATTTGAATTTATTAAGTCTGGAAAATTATTTAAGTCATCTGCATTAGATATTAAAAAAGAAACATCTAATTGAGATGAAATAATACCACCTAAAGGCTCTTCTTCATTTGAGTTTGGACTAATCTCTATGTTTGTTAGTCTATAAGTAGTAAAACTACCAGTAAAGGAATCTTCGTATATTTTAACAATAGCCGAGTTCCCATCTCTCATTTTTTCAGTCAAAGTGTACCTTAATCCGTATGCCATTATGCTAAGTTGATGTTTTGTCCTTTAAGATTTGATGCCTTTTGTGCTCTATTTACTGACAAAAGTAAGTCTTGTCCTCTTAATACAAAAGTTCCTCCACCACCACCACCAATCATATCTTTTAGTTTGTCTAATGGAGCAACAACTTCTGGGTTTGCACTTGCACCAGGATATTCACCCATAAGGCCCATGGTTGGCCCAGAAACAATACCTCCGTTTGCAAACTTTTTAGTACCACCCATTTTTTTAGATGTGTCAGAAAGTTTAGCTTTTACTGCAGTTCCCAAAGCAACTAATGCAATACCAGCAGCAATAGCTGCATAAGGATTCATTGATTCTAATGCAGCCTTAATACCAAGCATTGCAATACCAGTTGCAATCGCTAATTTACCAACACTTATCAAACCTTCAGTTAAAACACTTAAAAATGAATTTAAAACACTTTTTAAATCTCCTCCTGCTAATAGTTGACCTAATCCTTCTCCAAGAGCAATAGCCAAATCTTCTAATGTCTTATTAATAATATTTGTTAAGCTATTATTAAAGTTCTCTAATGGGTCTACTAAACCTTCTAATTGTGCTTTTAGATTAGCTATTGATTTATCAAATACTTCTGTACCATATCCTGCATCTATAGCAGATTGTTTATATTTTTCATTATCCGCTATCGCTTTTTCAATAGCAGCTTTTTGAGCTTGATAATTACCTCTTGTTGCTCTTAGTGTAGCTTTTAACTTATCATTAGCATTCTTAACATCATCTTTCGCAAACTGCTCATTAATATTAGCAAGTGCAGATTCCATCTTAAATCTCATGTCAAGTTGAATACTTGCTACCTTATCTGCTATTTTTTGTGCTTCTTCTAATTCTTTATCACTATATTTTTTATTTATAGCCGCAATCCTAATTCTATTAGCAAGAAAAGCATTTTCATAATTTGTAAATCCAGCAGCATTTAATGTAGCAATATCTTCTTGTAACTTTAGCTCAGATTGTGTTATCTGTTTATTTCTTTCATTTAAAGTATCTAAATAATTGCTTACTTGTACTTCTTGTGCTTTTAGGAGTTTTTGGTCTCTTTCTCTTTGTAGTTGTTCTGCACTTTTGCCACCAGGCTTAGTAGTATCTAACTCAGATGAAGCATTAGCATTATAAATGTCCTCAAATTTTGAAAGCTGTATATCTAATTGCTTATTTTGAGCTTTTAAACCATCAATATTATCTTTAATTGTAGAAGCTCTAACTCTTTCTAAGTTAATAGTTCCTGCAGAATATATTAGATTTTTTTTATCTATTTTTATTTGCTCCTTATCTGCAGAAAGACTTGCATCTTTAAATTGTAATTCTTTTTCAGCAATTTTTAAATCATTCTCAATTTGCTTAGTTACAATCTCTTTAATTGCTGTTTGAGCTGCTTGAGCTTTAGCATATCTAACAACAGCTGCACTTAATTTATTATAAGCAGTAGCTGCTTTTCCTGCAGCTATATCTTCAGCACTAAAGTTTTCTAATAATTTAGGATATTCTTCTTTTAATTTCTTAGCAGCAGAAATCCTATCATCCATTGATTTGTTTGCATTAGTAGCAACACCATATAGGCTATCTAATTTAACTTTTTGTTCAGCAAGACTTTGAGCAAACTCTTTATTGTAATCAGTTGCAAGTTTAGTCTTATTTCCAAAACTTATAAGACCAGAATCTAATGCTGTAAGCGTTGCAACTACTGCAGAAAAAGCCAAGTAAGCTGCACCACCAATTCCTGCTATACCACCAAGTAATGCAGGAAGGTTATTTTGAATACCTCTAAATCCATAAGGCAAATCCTGAATAACTAATGATAAGGCTGTCCAATTTTGATTTGATTTTTTAAGATTATTTGCACTTCCAGTTATTGCATCTCCAGCTCCATTAGCAGAATTTTTCATTGAATTTAAAGTAAAATTCAACTGCTCTGCATTCATTTTAAGCACCTTCATTGACGCACTTGCTGGGTCTAATCCTTGAACTCTAAGAGTAGTCCATAATTTAGTAGTTGCGTCAAGTTCTTTTTGAACACTTTTAACACTCTTACCCAATAGCTCGTTAGAAGCCGTAATATTATTTATGGTCTTAGTGTACTGGTCGGTGGCTTTAATTATAATATCAATACCTTCTTGATTCGCCATTATTATACTGGTTTAATATTTTCGTATTTTTTTAGTACCTCTTCTAATTCATCCTTACTCATTATCCTTACATTCTTCTTTCTATTCCTCTTATCGCAATCTAACTCTAAAAGTTCAGTAGGCTTAACCTTCTTTCCTTTAGGTAGCTGCATATTAACAAGAACAGTTGTTTGCCATCTTGACCTTACCCATTCTTGCTCCTCTTTATGCCTATAACCATACCAAATAAAGTCTAATTCAGCCATGGTCATCTCCCAAAACAAATGGGGAAGTATTTGACACTCCCCCATTGTATATCTTTCTATGTCAATCCATTCTAATTTTTTTTTTCTTCACCAGCCTCTGTTGACGTAGAACCAGGTTGCTCTAATCCGCTATTCATACTTTCTGATAGTGCAGCCATGATTTCTTGGAACTTTGTTCCACCGATACCACCCATATCATCTATCCAATCGCATACATCAATCTCCTTAAAATCTGGCGTTTTCCCTTCTTTGTAGAAAGGGTATTCAGCAGCAGACCTTAGTAAATTAACGACAGCGTCTAAAGCAGATTCACCGCTTAAAGCTGTTCCTATCTCTGTTGGGCCTATACCTTGTAACTGACAGAATCTCTTTAGAGACCATGTGCAGAAACGCAGCGGTATTACCTTACCATCAGAAAGTGATAGGTTAAATTGTCCTCTCATATATTTGGTTTTTAGTTTATGCGTTGGTAGTCATCACTAATGCTCCAGTTCCAGTGAATGATGCAGAGAAAGTAGCT